TAAATATCAATGCATCTGCGGCTATCACTTGTGTTAAGCCATCTGGTACAGTATCACAGTTGACAGATACAGCATCTGGTATTCATGCACGGCACAATCCACATTATATTAGGACTGTTCGTGCAGATAAGAAAGACCCACTTGCAAAGATGATGCATGAAGCAGGTTTTCCTGTAGAAGATGATGTTACCAAGCCAGATCGTACATGGGTATTCTCATTTCCTATTAAGGGTCCAAAGAATGGTATATATAGGAGAGATATGTCTGCAATTGAACATCTTAAATTATGGAAAGTTTATCAAGATAATTGGTGTGAACATAAACCATCCATTACTGTAACAGTTAAAGAAAATGAATGGATGGAAGTAGGGGCATGGGTATATGAAAACTTTGATAAGATGTCAGGGGTATCATTTTTACCGTATGCAGACCATAGTTATAGACAGGCTCCTTATCAAGATTGTACAAGTGCAGAATATTCAGAATTAATAAAAAAGATGCCAAAGAATGTAGATTGGACAAAATTATCAGAATATGAATCTGTAGATATGACCGCTGGTAGTCAAGAATTAGCTTGTAGTGCAGATGGTGGCTGTGAAGTAGTTGATTTGACATCGGTGGCATAAAATGGAAGATACAGGGCGCCATTTTGAATGTGAAGAATGTGGGGTAGAATATAATTTACAAACAGATATGGATATAGAGCCTGAATTTTGTCCATTTTGTGGTGAACCAGTAAATGAAATTGATTGGGAATATGATGATGAAAACGTCAAGCGCCAAAGCGAAGGGACGTAGATTACAACAGAAGTTTATGCAACTTCTCATAGAGAAGCTTGACATTGATCCAGAAGATATAGAGTCTAGATCAATGGGAGCGGGTGGTGAAGATTTGATTATGTCAAAGGCTGCTCGTAATAAATTTCCTTATTCTGTTGAGTGTAAGAACCAAGAACGATTGAATATTTGGTCAGCTTGGGAACAGGCTAATGGCAACAAAGGTATATATGAACCGTTAGTAGTGATTAAAAAGAATGGTATAAGACCACTAGTAGTATTAGATGCAGAAAACTTTTTAGATATAATAAAGGACTTTTATGAACGATGATTTAGGACAGCCACAAGAGGCTGATATATACAAGTCAGGTATGTTTATTATGATGGACTCTATAGATATGTCCACTTGTAAAGATGCTATTGAATTTATATTAAAACAAAGTTGTGAAAGGAAAAAACAAAAACGATTACAATTTTTGATATGTAGTGAAGGTGGAGATATGAATGCTGCTTTTGCTTTAATAGATGTTATGAAAGCATCAAAGATACCTATTCATACAGTAGGTTTGGGTATGGTAGCTTCAGCTGGACTAATGATATTCATGTCAGGTACTAATAGAATTTTAACACCTAATACATCTATCTTATCACATCAATGGTCTTGGGGAGCTTTTGGAAAAGAACATGAGTTGTTTGCCCAAATGAAAGAGTATGAATTAGTTTCAGAAAGAATGATATCACATTATAAAAAATGTACTGGTCAAGAAGAATCTAAAATTAGAAGGTTTTTATTACCACCTGAAGATGTTTGGTTATCAGCAAAAGAAGCAAGAAAATTAGGAGTTTGTGATTCAGTTAGAACAGTATACTAATAAATATTAGTATGAAAACTTTAATGCTAAAATGGTGGTTGTTTGTATGCTCATGTGGAGTGGCAATATCCGTAGTCAATTATTTGGGATTTTTTGAAATTCTTTTAAAAAAAGATCCAACACGTTTGAGTTTCCTTATATTACTTATATTTCTATTAACAACTGTTTGGATAGGACAGAGAATTTATAATATAATCAAAGAGCAAAATAAGCCAAAGAAAGATTTACATCAAGATTTTGATATTGGGTGGTTTATAGCTGAATCTTGTTTAGTGTTAGGACTTATAGGTACAGTAGCAGGATTTATAATCATGTTAGGTACAGCATTTATTAATATAGATGTAACTTCAATTAATTCTATGCAGAAAGCACTTTCACAAATGTCTATAGGAATGTCTGCAGCGCTTTATACTACATTAATGGGACTATTAAGCTCATTGGGTATTAAATTACAATTAGTAAACATAGGGCGCACAATTGATAAACTTTAACAGATACGCTTCTCCTACTGCTTTTACAGATTTACTTTTTAATATAGTTATCGGCGTAGCCTTTATGTTTATGTTGGCATTTCTGTTAATTAATCCAGTAGCAAAGAAACAAGATATAGAATCTAAAGCAGACTTTCTGATTATATTAAATTGGGATACTAAATCATTTAATGACCTAGATTTATGGATGAGAGACCCATTAGAAAATACAGTATCATTTAGAAATAAAGATAATGGTTTAATGCATTTGGATAGAGATGACCTAGGCGGAAAAAATGATAGAATTAAACAACCCGATGGTACTATAAAGTATGTTGCTTTGAATAGAGAGATACTTGCTTTACGAGGAACAGTAGAAGGTTGGTATGTTGTTAATATACACTCTTATAGAAAACGAGATGAACCTAATCCAGTTAAAGGCTCAGTAGAATTAATACAAGTTAATCCTTATAAAGTGATAGCAATACAAGACTTTGAAATACAATTACAAGGTATAGAAAAGACTATTTGGCAATTTGAAATGGATGATACTGGTAATATTGTGGATCTTAAAGAAGAACCATATTCTATAGTAAAGCTTGCTCTTGCATCATTGTCGGGCTATTGGGATATCAGGGAAGAAGAAGAATGGTAATGGAATATTTACTTTTTACAAGTTTATTAATTATAGCTTTTGTTTCTTTATGGGTAATAATAAGTTATAAAGGAAATTATATCTTTAAGGCTATTTTCATTCCTGTTTTATTCTTGGTCGTTATGAGCACTTGGTACACCTATACTAGTATTATGGGGTTTGCTACAATACAAGATCCACCAGAGATTGTTAAATATCTAGGACATATAACAGATAAAGGGTCTGGTTGGATATATTTGACTATATTTAATTATGATAAAAAAGAACCTAGAATGTATAAGTTGCCTTATAATGAGCAATTAGCAAAAGAACTAGAAAAAACAAAACAAGCACAGGGCCGTGGTGGTGTTAAATATGGCAAGTTGCTTATAGGTAATGATGAAGAAAATAAAGGTAAATGGCTATGGTATGATATGCCGCCTAACGAAATAATGCCTAAAAATTATGAAGGAGATAATGAAATGGAAACAAGTGAAGTTGGAATTGAATTGATAAAAGAGTTTGAAGGTAAACGACAGGTTGCCTATCAAGACTCAGCTGGAGTATGGACTATCGGTTATGGTCATACTAAAGGAGTTTATGAAGGCCAGTTGTGTATTGAAAAGACTTGTGATAGATATCTTGCTGAGGATATACAAGAGGTTGAGGAGTATATAGAGAAGTTAGTAGAAGTTCCTTTGACTCAAAATCAATATGATGCACTAGTGTCTTGGACATTCAATTTAGGTCTATATAATTTAAAAGAAAGTACACTGTTACGAAAATTGAATTATGGTGATTATGAAGTAGTGCCAGAAGAAATGAAAAAATGGATTTATGTTGGTGATGAAGTATTGGAAGGTTTAATTCGTAGACGAGAAGCTGAAGCTGCGTTATTTGATGCTTGACATATATAAAAAATGAGAGTATAATATTGAGATGAACACTTTACTTTAAGGATAAAAATCTGTGAATATAGTTAGTAGAAAATATAAAGGTAGAAATATACGGGTAGTGTATGATTGTCCTTGCGATCCTTGTTCTAACCGTAATCATTGTAAAACACAAAAAATGTACTGTTCTGGATTTACTGAATATGTAAATAATGGTTGGTATGAAGTTCCAGGGAAGGTAGGAAAAAGGTTGAAAGGATTATGACATCAGTAACTAAAAAACATCGTAAAGAAAGTTTTGAATCTTTGATGAGGAGGTTTAAAAAATCCTATGAAAAAAATGATATAGCGAATCTTGTAAAAAGCCGAGAGTATTATTTAAAACCTAGTTTAAAAAGACACCGAGCTAAGGATGTTGCTGTAAAAATTGAACAAAAGAGGCAGGATGAACAGAAGTTAAAAAAATTTGGTTCTAGATAATGCAATGGATATTAGAGTGTATTTGTACGATACCTATGATCCATATTCTGTAAAAATTCTTGAGTTATTGAAAAGTTGTAATTTAAAATTTGCTTTTAATACTTACAGTGAAGATAATATGGATTATATTTCTCAAGAGATAGGTAATAAAGTTCGTAAGTTGCCACAAGTGGTTGTTGATGGTGACCGAATCGGTGGGTATTATGATTTAATGGAATTATTACTTAATAAAAAATTAATAGACTACAAAGGTAACCCATGTTAAACGTAGAAGAAAGGATGGTAAAGGCCAGAGCCGCTAGAAAGCCACCGAAGTATAAGAACATACATGAAGATGTTAAAGCTTTACCAGATGATAATACTTTAAGTGTTAAGAATGTAAAGATTTGGGAAAAACATAATAAGGATCGTGTGAAAGATTTGAAGTATAAGATTCGTCGGATGGATAACGGTAAAGATAAAAAGTTATTAGAACGAGAGCTATTTAATCGTGAAGGGTATTTAAAAAATATTGCAACATACTTAGATACTAGTATGTGGTTAGATTTGTTTTATGGTAAAGATCAAGAGCGTAAGACTAAATGGAAAACTTTAGCTTATGCATATGATGAAGAAGGTTTTATAAAGACAAGACAGGATGGATAAATAGTCCTGAGGTAATTATGATTTTGATTGATTTTACTCAAATCGCTATAGGTGGTTTGATGACACAGTTGCATTATGGAAGTGACGAACTTGATGAAAAGTTGGTGCGTCATGTGGTACTTAATACGCTTAGGTACTATCGTTCTAGGTTTAATGAGAAATATGGTGAATTAGTTATTTGTTGCGACAGTAAACATTACTGGCGTCGAGATTATTTTCCCAATTATAAAGCCAATCGTAAAAAGGATCGTGAGCAATCCGAATATGATTGGGGTGAGATTTTTACTTTATTGAATCAAATAAAGACTGAGATCAAAAAGAATTTCCCATACAGAGTCATAGAAATTTATGGTGCAGAAGCTGATGACATTATAGCAACTCTTGTAAAGTTTGAAACTAAATGGGATACAGATAAAAATTTAATCGTTTCATCTGATAAAGATTTTATACAGTTACATAATAATGTAGTAGAACAATTCAGTCCAGTAAGTAAAAAAATGATTAATGGAAAAGATCCGTTACTATATATCCGTGAGCATATACTTAAAGGGGATAGAAGTGATGGTGTTCCTAATATACTTTCACCAGATGATACTTTTACAGAAAACAAAAGACAGAAGCCAATGCGTAAGGTAGTTATATCTGAATTGTTGGAAGAAATGGATCGGTTTGAACCAGAGAAGTTATTTTTATTGGCAAAGTGTCCTAAGGATACTTGGATTCGTAATTGGCAGCGTAATGAAACATTGATAGATTTGAATAAGATTCCAAAAGATATCCATGATAAAATTTTACGAGAGTTTAGAAATATCAAAACAGCTGATCGAGGTAAGTTATTTAATTACTTTGTGAAAAAGAAACTTAATAATTTGATGCAAAATATAGGAGATTTTTAAGATGGCAGTACAAGAAACATATAGGCCTTTGTTACATGAAATGTTTACAAAGATAAACAACAAGAAGGATAGGCCTGGAAAGATAAAAATTTTACAGCAGTATGATACAAATGGATTAAGAATGGTTCTTAAAGCGGCATTTGATCCTAAGATTGTTTGGTTGGTGCCTGAGGGAGATGTTCCTTATATAACCAATGATGCACCTGATGGAACAGAACATACTCGACTAGAGCAACAGGCTAGAACATTACAGAATTATGTAGGAGTTAAACAAGAAAACGGTGCAGTCACTCCTGCGGCGCCGCAAATCAATAATATGAAAAGGGAGATGTTGTTTATTCAATTGTTAGAAGGACTGAGTGCAGGTGAAGCTGAAGTATTGATATCTGTAAAAAACAAAACACTCAATAAGACTTATAAAGGATTAAATGCGAGTACAGTGAAAGAGGCATTTAATTGGAATGATGATTACCTAAGAAAGGATCAGTAATGAAAATGCTTAGTCAACAAATAACAAATGCGCTACGAAGAAGGTATGAGGCAGAGATTGACTGTGCTCGTGCTAATGTACAGGTGTATCTCAATCACCCAGCCGGTGTTGCAGAGCATCCTGATATTGTTGAGTCAGTAAATAGTCAGATAGAGATTATTGCTAATGCCAGAGATAAACTTCAAGAGATTGAAGATATGGAGATGCATCAAATAAGACAGATGACAACACAGGATATTATCAATGACTGAAGGAAGATGGGCAGATTGGCAAGTCCGACAGATTGCCGAGAATTTGGCTGAGAAGTGTCCTAAACGAGA